CAGATATTTTCCTCCTTCATATGTCAGACCCGATCGAATTATCATCTGACGCGACGACAACCACACTCGACGATGTTCTAGGTACGGTAGAACTGTTTGCGATGACTGACCCTTCAGCAAGGTCACGACGCAGACATCGAGATGCTGGTGTGTTCAAAGTTCTCCCTGGGATAAAAGAGATTGCTCGGTACGGCGGTTACTCCGTCTACCGATCGCCCCAGAATACGGATCCGTATATCCGTCAAACTCTTAAGCTGTTTGATCCTGACCTATATGGTAATATCTACGGTTTTACTCGCCGGCCAACCGGGATTGATGGGATGTACAAGTCCCTCGATATCTTCGGTGAAGCTAGAAAAGAGTTTTCCGATATGAACCAGAATCAGCGATCGGCCATGAAGTCCGCCATTGGTGAAGCCCGGAAGGCCTTCCAACTGACAGTCAAGCACGAACCGCTTGATTGGCACGAGGTAGGTCAGTACATGAGACGTGATACATCTGCAGGGGTGTCGTTTCCTGGAAAGAAGAAGGGCGAGGTCTTACAACAGATCTACACTGAAGGTCGGTGGCAAGGCCATCGTATGAAACAAGGTGGTAAAGGACAATTCGATCCTCGTAAGGTGCGGTTTCCCCCTTGCCTAGCCACACAGCGTGGTGCTATCTCTGAGGTCACTGACCCCAAGACTAGGTTAGCTTGGATCTACCCCGCTGAGATGCTAATGGTGGAGGGTATCTACGCCCCGGTTATGTACCGGGAGTTCGAAAAGATGCCAAATGGCCCCATGCTCATCGGAAAATCTTCCCAACGGTTGTTTACCGAGTGGGTAGTTGGCTCACGGGATGGCCAAAAGTTGTACGGCCTCGACTTTTCAAAGTTTGATTGTCGCGTACCTGCCTGGTTAATCAAGGTAGCGTTCGACATCTTACACTCCAATGTAGACTGGCTGCATTGGCGAGGCAAACCTACGTCCAAACGCTCTCGACAGAAATGGCGAAACGTGTGGGACGGTATGGTGTGGTACTTCATCAACACCCCAATCCTGATGCCTGACGGACGCATGTTCCGCAAGTATCGTGGTGTCCCGTCTGGGTCGTGGTGGACCCAGTTAGTTGATAGTGTGGTGAACTACATCCTGGTGAAATACATGGCTGCTTGTCAGTCTATTTCTATCAACAACCTTAAAGTACTAGGCGATGACAGCGCCTTTAGTTCGAGTGCCAACTTGGATCTTGTCCGTGCCGCGGCTGACGCTTCCTCCGTCGGTATGGTGTTAAGTGTCGAGAAAAGCTATGTAGTCGATGACCCTACAGAGCTCAAACTTCTTGGCACAACCTACCGCGATGGCCACGCCTATCGACCTCGTGAAGAGTGGTTCAAACTAGCACTCTATCCAGAAAACGAGGTCAAAGACGTCGAGACTTCACTGTCTAGGCTAGTCGGTCTATGGATCGGCGGCGCAATGTGGGATCTCCACTTCTCTGCTTTCATGCACTTCTTCCAACGCAGCTACCCCTGCCCTTCTGAAGGCTGGTTCACGAAGGATCAGCGACGTTGGTTAGAAATCGTCCATGGAGGCAGAGCTCCCCGAGGGTGGTCAACGAAAAGATCACTCTTCTGGCGGTCAATCTTTTACACGCTATAGTTCGTGTGTTTCGTCCGAGTATTTACTCATTCAATGGTTT